ATAGTTTTCAGCAACAACAATGTCTGTGCCATCGCATAAAAGAACTGTCTTAGCACCAGCGGGGACTGAAACACCCGCTCCAGACGTTTTAACAGTTATAGCGGAGGCAGTGCTATTGAAGATGAAATAGAGCTTTGTATTGGTAGGCACAGTTAAAGTGCTGCCACCCGTCCCAGTCAACTTCAAATACATATTCCTTGCTACACCCGTAGCTCCGTTAGGAATAGTAATAGTGTCTGGCGTTCCTGTGCAACTGTAGGTTGCATATCCACCGATTGCCTGATCTATCAGGGTTCCCAGATTGGTATTGGTCGTGGTTCCCCACGTTCCCGTCTGTTCACCGGAACCAATCAGTTCAATGCCAAGGTTGCTGTATGTTGAGGCCATGTTTAAACGCTCTCAATCCAATTTAAGGTTGCTTCATCCCAAGAATACATCTTGCCGTCCGTAGGCATCGGCACAGGCGCTTCCCACTGGCAAGACTGCTCATTCAGAACCCACGACGGAAACGGTTGCGGAGCGATAAACGCATCACGCCCTGCGTCGTAAGAGTAGCCGATCCCGGCGTAGTTTTTACGGATATTTCCGTGATAGCTGGTGCGCTTGCAGACTTGATTGCGGATTGCACCATAGAACTGTTCCCAATCTTCAGACAGATCGGTTTCGTCCTTACCAACAATAACTTCGGTAACAATATTGTTTACGTCTAAAAATGCGTAGTGAGCCATCAGAATGTCACCGTTCCTGTTCCGGCTGTAAAGGTATAAACCTTATACCCGGTAGGAGTTGTTCTAGCGTAAGTTAACCCGCCGCCGATAGATGTAATATCTGCGTAAGTGTTTGCGTATGAAATTACAACGATTCCAGACCCACCAGCGCCAGATGCATTTGATCCGGGAATATTGCTACCACCACCGCCGCCTCCAGTGTTTACAGTTCCCGCTGTTCCAACGCCGGTTGCACTACCTGCGCCGCCGCCACCTGTGCCGCCTGAACCAGCTACGCCACCTTGACTGCTTCTGCAACCGCCGCCGCCTCCGCCTCCGCTATAATTGAGGCTACTCCCGCTAATGCTGGATGACGATCCTGCGCCGCCGCTGCCAGAAGTATTACCTGAGTTATCGCCACCAACAGCCCCAGCGCCGCCGCCACCACCCGCAGAGTAATCTGAACTCGTTGTTGTATGCCCCCCACCGTTGTTTCCTTGCGATGGAGAAACTGACGGTGTATTTCCCGCCCCCCCTGCGTTTGTAGCACCAGATAGCGAACCGCCGCCGCCTCCACTTCCCCCGTCTGCACCCGAATACGGCGCTGTTCCGTTTGATGATGGACCACCACCACCACCGCCTGTTGAAGTAATTGTACTAAAAACAGAATTGCTTCCGTTGTTTCCCGCAACGGCATTATTGGTTGAAGATGCCCCGCCGCCGCCAATTGTTACAATGAATGAACTTGCCGACAGGCTGCCAGACCTAAATCCTCCTGCGCCGCCGCCACCACCACCACAACCGCCAGAACCGCCGCCAGCTACGACTAAATAAGTAACAGGAACTATTCTTCTAGCGCCAGAAAACATAAAGTTTTTAGCAGCAAACATTATGCAAACGCCTGTGCAAAGGTGCCATACCAGACAGAAGCAATGCAAACAAAGCTGAGAATATCTACTCCCGTTGATGCAGTAGTCGTAATTGTCGGAACCGTTCCACCCGGCCATTTAACGCCAGTGAAAGTCGCAGTCCGTGACCCTGTTGCATCCTGAATCAGACGCACAATAAACGAAGTGCCAGAAGTTGCAGTCGGCATAGTAAAAGTGCAGTTACCCGTCAGCGTGTAAGAAAGAACTGTCCCGCTTGCGAGGGAGATTGTCTGTGTAGTAGATGAGTTGACAATAGCTGGTGCGGTTTCAAGGTAGGCCGTGACGGTCGGATTAGTCAGAACCGGCGTAGTAAGAGTCTTGGCTGTCAGGGTCTGCGTTGATCCCAAGTTAACCAAGGTATCTGTAGCGCCGGGCAGGGTGTATGAGAAAGCACCAGTCACTACAAAAGTGCTGGCGAAGCTACCTGATATAGTAAGTGTGCTTGCTACGTTGTTAGCTACACCCGTCCCGCCGTTAGTGGCTGGTAGTGTTCCTGTCACGCCCGTAGAGAGCGGAAGTCCGGTTGCGCTGGTCAGAACAAGAGCAGTAGGTGTGCCGAGTGCTGGAGTCACAAGCGTGGGGGAGGTGGCAAATACGTTAGCCCCCGTGCCGGTTTCATCCGTCAATGCGGCAGCTAGGTTGGCACTTGACGGCGTGGCGAGGAATGTAGCTACACCTGTCCCAAGGCCAGACACACCTGTAGAGATAGGCAGACCCGTTACGTTGGTGGCGACAAAAGCCGCAGGGGTTCCAAGACCAATGGCGTTACCAGAGGCATCAAGATACACACCCTTGCTAGACGGGTAGGTAACGAATACATCTTTAGTTCCGGCGCTGAAGGTTAACGCAGTCGGTTGAGTCCCAGAGCTATTGGCAAGAACCGTTGTCCGCGCAAGCGTGGTGCCAGATAAAGTGTAAGTCCCAATCCCAACTTCCCATTCGGAAGTAGTTTGCCCGGCGATACAGTAGTAGGTTGTATTACTATTGCCAATAACAGCAAATGATTGAAATCCGGTAGCCGCACCAAGTAAGGTCGCTGTCCCCGTAGTAACAGTAGTAGTTTCTTTTACCCGATCCGCAGTAACGAGGGCCATATCATTTCCTTAACTTGTATTTATATTTGTCCAACTAGGGGTCTGGGATGTGTTCACCAACCCCCAAAACAAAAATGGGCTTGCCGTTCCTACGGCACCTATTGCTGCAACACCGGTAATGCTTACCGTTTGAGTAACCGCTTCCTGACCAAGTGTTCCAGTAGCCAACACACCTGTTAATGTTACCGCAACAATTACCGTAGAGGTTATAGAACCTAAAGCACCGCTTGCGGCTACACCAGTTAAAGCGACACTTCTGTCTGTGCTAGGTAGCGCACTAAACGGTGTCTCTGCGAATGCGGAGCTACCAAACATAGCTTACGTCGTAGAAAAACGAATTAATGCGGCGGCTGTGGTATTTGACGGCATCAGTATCGTAAACGTACCCGCAACAACTGTCTGTGCGGTGAAGGTATGCACAGAAATAGCTTTATTGCTTTGCGTTGAGTTATACAAAAGAACCGTGTCAAATGACGTAGACAGCGTTACCGTTGTGTAAGCAATGCTTGTAGAAGGCGTCCAGTAAGCCACGCCAGCCGTTGTGGAGCTATTGGTAGATGTAGGAGCTACAGCATTGGTTACCGTAACACCACCGGCAACATAGTTAGTCCCAGACACTTCATTACTAGCAGAATACGCCGTAGTAGAAGCATTCAGCGTAGCCGTGGTTACATACAGCGCCGCCTTTACCGTATCCGTCGTTGGTGAAGTCAGACTTGTACGGGAAGTAATTGTTGATGTGCCAAGCTGGTGCTGCCCAAGCATTAACTCAGACATAAAGCTGGTGCAAAGTGATTGAGTATTTGCCATAATATTTCCTTAGCCTAAAGGCGCTACTTCTACAAATGGGGAAAAAGATTTTTTAAGTGTTACATGAGCGGAACGATGCACCAACTCACCCGCATCCCAGTATTCAACCCAAGTAGTTAGTTCGTTATCATTGTCAATAGAGCCTTCCCGCTTCTCCAGCAGGAACTCTTCCATAGCGCCTTTGGTTGTCGTAATAAGCATCACGCAATCCTTATGATGGCTGACGTATTATCTGGCGAAGGAAACTGCACGGTGAACGTCGTGGTAGAGGTCTTATCTGAACCGAAGTCCAGAACGCAGACTGTCCCGCCACTGACCTTGTAGATCAGCGCACCACGGGCGGTAATAGCGCCTGACCATGAAACATTGTCAAACGACCAGTAAGATACATTGCTTGTAACAACGGGGACTGTGCTAACTACCAAAGTCTCTCCAGTCGCCGTATAGCCTGTATCTGTAACCTCACCCGTTGCGGTATAGACAGCAGTTGATGCATCCAACGTAGCCGCGTTGGTATACAGGGCAATCTTAAATACGTCAGAAGTGCCGGTAGCGAAGTTATACGACCCGCTAGGCATCCCCAAGAGAAAGGCGTCAGTTGTGTAATTTCCAGTGAATGCCATTATTTCACCGGAATCCTAGCTTGCCCACTACGGTAAGCATCTTGACGCTCAAGGCCATCACCCAACCGTTTAGCCAGCATGAGTGCTTCTTGATACTTGCCGTTGTAGTTGGCAAGGATATCTGTTTCAGCCTTTTGGAACGTGCAAGCTTCAACCATTGCACCGTAGAGCAGGACTGAATCAATGTTATCCCCCAGCCAAGATTGCCCTGAAGTATTACCAACAGTTGATACGGGGATAGAAAACCCAGTACCAGAACCGCCGATGTTTGCAGCAGTTGCGCTCAAAGTATCAGCAACAACATATCCTGTCCCGCCGCTTACTAAGGATACAGAAGTTACAACACCACCAGCTACTACAACATTACCAATAGCGGCGTTACCGCTTCCACCTGTAAGGGGGACATTAGAATACGTTCCATTAGTGTAACTACTTCCGCCTGTAACAGACCCTAACCCAGTAATGGGTCTTTGAATAATTGACTCAGGGTAATAGTAGTAGTGAAGCTCTATAAAGTAAGTTGCGTCTGGCATCGGCCCCAAAAGGAACGACAACTCAGTAGTCGGCACGGGGGGTGTTGCGTTCGTGGTGGTAGGGCCAAACAGAGCGTAGTAAGCCGGAACGCCGGTATCGGTTGGTGAGGGATACGACTCACGGATGAAGTTAACGTCTTTGTTCAACAGGTACGAGTAAGTGCCTGTATCAAGGTTTGCATTAGTAACGCCTGTAACCACCGCCATTGAATACGGAGCTAGAAAGTCAGTGGGGCAAGCTAGATACTTGTTACTTGCAGTTGTCGTGCCGGTCACATTCTTACGCAAAGAAGGAAACTGAACAGAGTTGTATATACGCTGTTCAGCTTGGGTGATGAACGTGTTGATCTGCTGTACGCTGGTGAGGGTAGTCGCGGTTGTTCCGTCGCTACCATAGAAGATGGTATCGGGGAAGTCGGACTCAAGGTAACCCTTGATTGTTATAAACAGCGTAGAGTAGTTCATAGATTACGCCATCGGGCCACGAGCCATCTTGCCTTTGGTCTGCGCCTTACCACCACGCACCTGAATGCCAGAGGTCTTCACTTCGTTCATCATGGAAGTGCTGACATTACCGGTACTCATAACCCGATTTTTAAGATTACTCAAGTCTTTACCAGAACCGGGATTATTAACAACCGTTACAGACTTGCCAGTCATGGTGTGCGGCTTGGCGTAGGCAGAAGCCGGAAGATTATCAGCCATTATTTCCCCTTCTGGTTGTTCGCACGAGCCATATTACGACCCACGGCTTTCATAGCCATACCCGTAACTCCGCCTTTTTTCATGCCGTGCAGACGTTTCTCATGCCCTTTAATTTCTTTGTCGGCAATCTTCTTAACCTGTTTCTTATCCATTTGAATCTCCTAAGTAACCGCTATTGTAACCGTGCCAATACTAACCGTGAGGGCTAAGTTATTGGGGGTTAAAGCTGCGTCAAACTGCCTAGAACCGCCCACCGGATTCCAGCCCCATTGGATGATTCTACTACCCCCGCTAGGGTATCCATCATCGCCCACCCCTGAAGTCACGTAGCTGTTGTCCGGGCGTGGATTCCTAATCGCCTGTGGATCGTTAACCGGATACATCCCTAGTTGCAACTGAGGCTGGTCTGGCTCCCAGCAACTGGGACAAACGATAATATTGGTTATCTTGGTCTTTATCGTTAAAGGCTTTAGTTCTGTCAGTTTATACCGGAAGCCGCAGCGGTCACATTCCGCTATAGCGTTCTTACCGGATGCAAACTTATTGCCCATGACCTAGCCTATAAACATCTGACGGGGAACAAACCGGTCAGACGCCTTTTCCCGGTCTTCCGTCGCCGCCATCTCAAACTGCTCCTGATACTCCGCTTTAAGCATCTGGATACGACTTTCCGCGCCGGGTATCTTCAGGGACAGGTAGTAAGCCAGCCCAGCCACCATACAGGGCATAAACCGAAACGGGATGTCCTGCCCGTTGATACCATTCCCAGCGTCCTGCATCCGGCGCAAACGCCAGTAAACGAAGGTGTAGGTCTGACTGTTATCCGGCGAAGGCCAGACGTTGATGTTGGGTGGGACGGTAGCGTTAGTCGAGTCTGTAGCCCCTGAGAGGCGCTGTATCCAGACTTGGATGGGTCTACCCGTCGCGTTCTTGTTGGGGATGGATGCGTAGGTGCTGACCGATATGCGGCTGATATTAATGTCGGTCTGATTGGTGCCAGTTCCCGTGCGGATAACGTGGTCAAGCAGGTCTACGGTGTCTACCGGCAGGTCGTAGGTAATCGTCGGAGTTGGAGTGGTATATACCAGCGGTATACTGCCCTGCTCTATAGTCCACATGTTGATACCGCGATTAGCCCACTCCATCGTCAGCAGGTTCAGGGAGCGCCTAGCCGTCCGCATGTCGTAGCCAGACCGTAACTCCTGTCCGCAACGCTCAAACGCCTCTTCTACCAGACCATTTAGGTCTAGGTTAAAAGCGGTGGTATCTGTGGTTTTAGCAGCCATTATCTATATCCCGCCGTTTTTCTGGCTATGCTCTTGGGTTGGGCTACAAACTGCTTACCTGCCGCCTTACCTTGCCGTTTAGCTTTGGTAGTGGCTGCATACTCTTGTGGACTGAGGGCTTTAATTGCCCTCTCTGGCAGGTATCGCTCACCCGTCTTTGACGATGGTTTACCAGACTTAGTGCGCCATTTCTGGTCACCCCAGTCTTTTAGCGATTGCTGTGGCGCTTTCACGTTTTTGCGTCCTCTTTTTCAAGTAATTCAGCGTCTATTTCTTCGTCAGTCATTGCGTCACAATTACATTGACCAGATTCTTCAAGCAGACAGTCTTCAGTATGTTTAATCACGGTATCCACCCCCAGCGGCCTTGTAGCGTTTAGCCATAACTTGCGCCTTCCTCGCGCTCCATTGCCCAGCACCCGTGCCTACAATTGCCGCAGCCTTGACGCTATTAAAGATGCGTTTACGCAGCCCCGGCTTGGTGTAGTTACCAGCAGCATTTACTTTGGACTTTGTTTCACCGCCCTCTTTAAACACCTTAACAGGCTCGTTCCCATCACGCTTCTTGATGAGCTTTGGCACCTTTGAAGGGGCTATGGCCCCCATCCCACGAGACGGGCGCATCCTAGCAGCGGGTCTTGCCGCGTTGAGCAATACCGTCAGCACGGCGTGAAGCGGAGCCAACGGAGCCACCCGAAGCCATCTTAATGACGCGCCCCTCAGTAAGACCTCTTTTTTGAATTTTTGGGTTCTCGCCAGCTACCGAGTCACCCGTAGTGGAATTTTCTCTTTTGCCATTGGCAACATAACCGCTTCTGCCTGTAACGCCGCCCTTGGCAAACTTCTTCATAAACGATGGCTTCCCGTCTTTCATGGGCATACCGCCTTTTTTGTATCCATACACTTTTTCACGAATAGCCCGTTGCCCCTTACGGAACGCGGCGCTATCATCAGAAGTAATGGCAGTACGAACATCGTCCCGCAAATCTCCGTACTTGTCTTTAGCGTATGTCGTGGCCTTGCGTAACCCACGAACAATTGGATTAGAGATACTGTCTTCGGTCTGTTTACGTTTTAGGTATTCCTTAGCCCCCTCTTGCCGCCCCATACGCTGTGGCTCAAGCTCGTAAGCATCGCTTTCAGCGCCGCCCTCGACAAACTTCTTTATAAACGCAGGTTTTCCGTCTTTCATGGGCATACCGCCTTTTTTCATACCCATCTCGGCTTTTTCATGTTTAATCATGGAAGCGGGAGCGCCCTTCTTTTGCATAAAGGACACTTCTTTGCCAACCATTGCTTTAGATTCTTTCATCATTCCGCCCCTTTTCATTTGTTTAATTCCAGCTTCAGTGTCCCTACGGAACAACCTTCCTGCACGGCTAATACCTTTGAATTGGTCATCAGTATCACCCAAACGGGCGCGGAGACGGTCACCCTCATCTTCATTGCCAACAATTCCAACTAATCCTCTGCCACTTTTTGGCACATACTTTTTAAAACCAGAAGACGTAGTTATCATTGAACTGGGGTAGTCGCCGTCAAAGTAAGTGTCTCCAGCGGGTTTATTTTTATCGGCAGATTTAGCTTTAGCAGCAGGTTTAACTTTAGCGGTAGATTTTTTTTCACTCATCCGAATATTTGGGCTAAAGCCTTTGCGATAAACGGTAGAAGGATTACCTTCTTCATCGTAACTTTCTTCCGGAGTAAAGCCTTCGTCTTCCAAACCCCCGGTTGCAAATTTGCGTTTCTTCATAATGCCACCTTTATTAAAAGTTTTACCTTTGTCAGCAGCATTGAAGTCTTTGCCAACAGATTGAGATACCCCAACTTTTTTAGCAAACGATGGGTTGTTGGCAATTGCTGCCATAAAGTTATGCTGCTTCTTGGAGGTAGAAGGCATTATACAAACCGCCCTTTAGTCTTGCCGCGAGATTCAATGCCACCGCCACGAGCCATCTTTTTTACAGAGCCACCAGCTTTTCGCTTAACGTAAGTTGGTTCCACGGCTTTTTTACCGGCTTCATTAAAACTGGAGGGTTCAAAACCAAAATAATCAGTTGAGCCAAGTTTTCCTTCGCCCATAGTTGTTTTAGTAGTCGGCGCTTTGTCCTCAAGTTTTTTAGTTTCTGCGTCGGTAAGTTTTTTACCCGCCATGCTTATCTCCTAACACTTCCAAGCCCGAAGGCTTTTATTGATACGGCTATTCGGGTCATTGGCGGTCTTGGCTGAAGTCAGCTTCTTCTTCATACCCGTCATCCGCGCACAGAATGATTTCTTGCGGCTTCCACCTTCTGGTTGGGGCGCTTTCAAACCGGGTTTTCCGGGGTTGGCGGCGTTGTATGATGCCCTCCCCTTCGCGTTCAAACCACCTTTGGGGTTTTTGCCTTCTTTTCTTGTCCATGCTTGGCTCATGCTTCGCTCCAAACGGTTTTAGGATATACAGCGTCCGTCTCTTCAATAACATTGCACTTATCGCACACATGAGTGAACGGATTGGTTTTGTATTTGACGCTAAACTTATGTTGAAACTCACCGCCGCAGTCGCACATCAAGTGTTCTACTACCCACGTAATCGGGGCGTTTTGAACGGTACTCATGCTGCGTCACTCATGGTTTGATTTTTAATCATAGACGGATACAGAACGTCTTCACCAAAGTCGCTCTTATGCTCAATCACACCCATGTGACCCAGCTTTATGGTCGGGTCAACCCATACCTCAAACCCAGCATCACGCGCACGGTCACAAAAGAGGAAGTCTTCGCCAATCATGCCTTCCGGGGTTACCAAGAAGTCAAAGAAGCTGTAAAGCATTTGCGGACTGCCGTTATCCATGTGCTTCCACTCAGGATGCTGTTCAGCCAACTTGGTAAAGACTTGCTTCTGGATCATCATAAAGCCAGTAGCTACGCGGTAAGCCCTGACAAGCCCATCTTCATCCATCGTAACTTTGCCATGGGAGCCGTTGATACCATCTCCGCCATCCAGCGACAAGATGTATGTCTTTGGTTCTTTACGGGCTAGATACGCACCAGCAACAACCCCACGGGTTTGATTCCACCCCATCAACCGAATAACTGACTCCGGCTCAAACGTCATGTCCGCGTCGATGAACATCAGGTGGTCACAATCAGACTCCAAGAACTGTTTGGCAATGACGTTACGCGCACGGGAGACAACAGAGCAACCACAGATGCTATTCACCTGTATATCAATCCCATGCCGCATCACCATCTGGCTGAGTTTCATAAGTGACACAGCCATGCTTACAGTTACTTTGTGGTCATAGGCGGGAAGACCTATCATCAGTTTCTTACCCGCCAGATGAAAATCTGTGCTTGTTTGCATTTTTATCCGTAAATTATAGTTGCGGAACCAAGGTTTGAAACCGTTCCATATACAGCGGTTTGAAACACCAACCCCTCACCGGGAAGCAACATATAGGTCGGCTGAGTAGCAGAGGCAACGGTATTGATCGTGATTTTAATCGTGCTGCTTGATCCGCCATCCCTAAGAACAAGACTACCCGCCGTGGCGGTGGGGACGATGTAGATTGCCTTGACTCTGCAACGAGCAAGACTAGTAGTACCTTGGTCAGTAAACTGACCGCTGGCGGTAATGGGTACGCTTGCTAGAACGTCTGTCTGCATGGTTAATCTCCTAGTGTGTTAACAGGGGGCCGAAGCCCCCAGAAGATTAAGAGAACGGCGTAGCAGCAGTGCCGGAACCAATCAAAACACCATTTACAGACCAGAGGTTAGACGCCAGCGGTATCAGAGTGATCTGGCTACCACGCGCAGCACCGCCTGTAGTTGTGCCATTCAGCGTAATGACCGTGCCAGTTACCGAAGCAAACGCGTTATAGACAGTGGACACAACACCCAAGCTACCAACGTATTTGTCTGAGCCGCCGCAGGTAACCGTCTGGGCCGTAGCGCCAGCCGAGATGACATTGAAGAACAAGGTGAACGCAACACCAATGTTACTGACCGTATTCGGGTCAGAGCCGGGGCCAGAAGCCGAAGAGTCAGCCGTTGCCACAATCGTCGGAAGAGTAATCGCGCAGGTAGCGGGAACCAGCAGGGTGTGACCAGCGTGAGTGGCAACAGAAAGCGTTACCGTAGCGCCAAGGGTGAGGACGTTGCCGTTACCTTGGGAATAGAAACCATTGAGCGAACGAACGGGGCCGTCGAATGTTGAAATAGCCATTTAGAACTCCTAGTGTGTTAGCACATCCGCATAGAGTCTCTAACAAGTCTGCTGGGGCAGTCGCTATGCGTAAAATTCCCAGAAAGGTAAAGCGGGTGGACGCTTTAAGCCGTCTTTTAATGGCTAGTTCTTCATTCTGCCATCCACCCTTGAATCATACTACATTAGCTAGAACCAGATGCTCCGAAGATACCAAGCGGATCGCTGGCTCCAAACGAATACCGTTCGCGTGATTTGTACCTTACGTTACCTGTATCGAAATCTCCATCCATTGAGTTAGCCAGCGGAGTGCGGACAAAGTGTTTCAGGCCATTCGGAACATCGGTCGTCAGGAACCAAGCATTGGTGTCAGTCAAGAAGTGATTGACGCAATACCCGCCCGGAATAGAGCCGTTGTTTTTCAGTGCGTTGATGTCGTTGTTGTTGGTGCTAACACGCAGTTCCGTTTCCAGAAGACGCGTAGCAACAAACATCAAGTTTGGAGGCACAACCAGCTTCACCGGTTTGGCAGCGATAAGCAGACCGCGCTCATCCGTCCAACCAGCAATCTGAATGACAGCAGCCTCAAGCGAGGTCTCATTCAGGTCAGCCGCACCACCCGTGTTGCTGTTCGTTCCACCAGAAACCAGCGGATGCGAAGCCGAACACAGGACAACACCATCACCGTACGTCGGGCCACCAGCAAAAGCGTTGTTAAGGATTGCAGCAGCCTTAACTTGCTTGGTGTATGCCATAGCACGAGCCAGACCCTTGGTATAACGAGCCGAGAGGCTGTCATACAGGTTATCTTCAACCGCTTCTTCAGTGATTGAGAAACCCAGAGCAATGGTTTCGTGTTGGTAACGAGCCGTCCAAGCTTCCTGTGCATTGTCGTAAGCAATCGCGCTGCCTTCGTTTTTCACCGGAGCAGCCGAAAAGCCCGACAGTTTCGTTTCTTCTTCAAAAGAACGCTCAGAGGTTTCAGTTTCAAAAATCTCTTTGTGTTCTTCGCCATACTTCTTGTACTCAAGACCAAACAGGGCATTCAGCCCCGGAAGGAGTTCTTTAAGTAGCTGTGCGCGTGAAATAGCCATTAGTTATTCTCCTAGACGCCGGTTGCAAGGCGATATTGATGAATGCCTTGGTTCCATGACACCAGAACTTCGACAAAGGAACCGGTAGCCGGTGCGGTATCAGGCACAACGTCCACGATTTTAACCGGGACTGCTGCTGTAGTTACTGAGCTATTCAAAACAGCGTGTGCGCTGTTACCGGTGGTCGTGCTACCAGCATTAACAACCAGCGATACGTTTCCACCAACCAGATTTGCACGGGTAGCTTGAGCAACAGTAGTGGTGCCAGAAACAATTGCGGTTTTCATCACCAGATCGGGATCATCCGCAACATACGCGGTAATAGCAGAGGTGGTGTCCGGGGTGCCGGTGGTCAGGGCGGGGTAATACTGACCATAAATGCGCTGGTTGGATGAGTTGATATAACTGCAACCCATAAAGACACCAACGACGTTAACCGTGGTCGCAGTCAAAACAGCCGTAGTAATACAGCCATTTGAAGACATGAGAACCACATCACCAAAGTAAATACTGGTGCCGTGTGCCGTTTGGATCGGAATTTGCCGGGTTGAACCGGAAAAGACCTGTCCACCCAGCAGATTTACGGGGATTAGCCCGTACGGTGCTGAAACAGTAGGATAAGCCATGTAAAACTCCTAAAAGTTGTTTAAGTGTTGCGTTATTTTTTGCCGCTGCCAAACGTCACTGACGACCTGTTATCTTTAAACAAGGGCATACGAGCGTCGTTTTGCTGCATGAAGCTGTTGTCTACGGCCTGTACCTGATCGTCTGAGGCTTTCTTGTAGAAGGCTGCGCGTTGTTCCATAAATTCTTTAGGAATTTTGCACAGCAAAAGCCCACCGATTTCGATATTGCCTTTGAATCTGCTGTTAGGGTCTGCGAACGCGAACATTTGCGGTTGACTATCCGCTTTTACGGGTTCCCAGCCTTCACGAAATTTTGCAGACGTATTCGTTGGGTCAAATTGCCCAAGAAGTGCCGTCCGTACCCACCTAAAAGAATAGCCTTCTTCCGGTTGGGGTGTGGGCAAACCTTGCGGTTGTGTCCACTGCTTCACGCGCTGCGTAGTTTCACGGGTTTCCAACTCACGAGCGAGACGATTTTCAGCCATTTGCAGACTCCTGAAGAGCAAGTTGTTTAGCATACAAATCTAAAGGCACACCAAGCCTCTTAGCTATACTAACTTGTGTCGTAGTTAAAATGATTTTTTTAGCCCCTGTAGAACGCTTTGCGGGTGCAACAACAGTTGCCGATTTTTTAACTTCGGGAGCATCTGCGCTGTCATCATCGCCTACTGACTTGTAGAAGTCAGGGAACCGCTGTTTCATACGCGCATCTATCTGCGTGTAATACTCGTCACTACGCGGGTCTAGGCCCGAAGATACTAACTGCTTATGCCGAACAAGCGCGACGGCAGTCATCTCGTCATCATTACCAAACCACTGGTTTCTGGCTTGCCAGCGCAAGGTCTTATCATCAGGTTTGGTAGGTGCTTGGACTGATATTTGTTGTTCTACTGCATTAGAGTCATCTTGTAAAGGGGTTGGTTTAAAGTTTTTAGCTTGTTCCATCCGCATCTGCGCGGTAGTTAAGGCCGCTTGTGCCTCAATCATGAGGTCCGCGTCAAAAGCCTCATGCGCTTCCTTGAACTGTTTCTTGGCAATCTCGTATTCAGCGTCAGCGGCACTCTTCAGTGTCCCCGCATAGGCTTGTTCGCCCGTGGAAACATACTGTTTGAGGCGCTTATTCTCTTCAACGAGGCTACGGGCAACCTTTTCAAGCTCTTCCCGCTCCCGAAAAGCCGCTTCTTTAGCACGGCGCTCGTCATGCCGCAGGTGGCTTATCTCTTTGATTCTGCGTTTAACTTTGTCGCCGTATTGCTCCAACTCTTCGTCGGTAACCTCGGCTACGTTCCCCGCTGGGGTGTACCCCCGATCCTTTTCAGGCGTGTCATCTTTAACTTCAATGTCAACATCGCCTTCAATATCAAACTCTATGGCTGCATCGTCTTGCTTCTGCTGCAATGCAGCATCTTTGTCTTGCTCGTCTGGAAACTTATACGTTTCATTTGCCATGAGGTTCTCCTTATGCGCGAGCTATGCCGCGTGGGTCTTCGACAACACCTTCAATCATGTCATCACAAATCATGCGGAATTCGCGGTTATGAATCTTGATCCGTGAACCCGTGTTTGGACGTACCAGAACAAAATCACCTTGCTTACACCACGCGCCACTAGGAAACTTCTTCTCATCCTTGTAGCAATCGGGGCCAAGCGAGACAACAAACAGCACCGTTGTCAGGCGCTCTTCATACGACACGGTGATATCCGCTTTAGCAATGCCGCTCTCATACGTCCCATCAATCTCAGGGATCGCACAGAGCATGTGATACCCGGATGGTTGCGGCAACTGCTTCGCTTTTGCTTCTGGTGTTTCTGGCAGAACGGTAGACTGTTCTGGATTATCAGGATTTTGCCCAATAAGAATTTCACTCATCTGGATCGCTTTCAAGTTGTCGTACGAGGTCTGTAATGTGGCGCTCTGCAAGGGCTAGACCTTTTATTACCCCGCAAAGGTTTTGATACGCGTCAAATGTTTTGCAAGCGCCGTTAGCGGCGTCGTTTGTATAGTTATTCATATCTTCGCGCAGCCGTCTAATCAGGGCATCTGAAAACTGCGGATACATCATTACGCACGCTCCGGTGGGGTGTTTTTAGTTTCAGCCATCTTTTTCTGGTGGGCAAGCTGTTCGCGGTGTTTATTAAAATCAAGCGCCCGTTGACTACCCTGATGCCCAGACTGTTCTTTAGCTTTGGCAATATCAACGCCAACTTTTAGCCCTTGAAGTTTTAACTCTTCTTGTTTTGCCATGTTGTCTGCTTGGTCTTTAGCTGCCTTGCGTTGAACCTCAGACTGCTTAATCTGAACCTCGGACTGCTTAATCTGAAGTTCCTGCTGCTGCATCTGCATCAACGGGTCTTGCTGGTTCTGTTGAGCTTGTTGATTAGCAACCATCGCTTTACTCTGCGCTATAACCTGTGCGGCAGCTTGCGCAAGGAGCTTGGACAACTGATATTCCATCTCCGGTGGCAAACCTTCTTTAGAGTCGGGCAGCGGTGCGCCCAAGGCTTCAGACATCTTGTTACGGTATGCAAACCCAACGTGCTCCGCTATGTGCGCCATCATAGCTGCTTGGATGGTCTGCGCTTGCGGGTTCTGCCCGATCAACTGCTGGATAATCGGGTCTTGCATAGCCATACTATGCACCGTTATGTGCGACTCGTGGTCTTGGTAAGCCACGGCTTTCACCGGTTTACCTGCCAGCACATTCTGGTTTTCTTGCACGGGGTCGGTTGGTTTGATGTCATCCGCAGTGGGCACAAGTTTCTCAATATTCTTAATACCCAAAACGTGCAGCATCTGCCGATGAAGCTCGGGCATGTCGTAAATCTGTGGCGACATCGCTGCCAGTTGCAAAACCGCCTGATACTGAACAACCCGCTGGCTCATCGTTGCCGCATTCGGGTCAGACACCGGAATAATCTCTACATGGCGGTAGTCTTCATATTTAGCGCTGCGGCCTTGCTCCCCGTCCACATCATACGGATACTCCTTATTAGCCGGAGAATCCTCGCGCACTAGCTCTGCAATTAGTTTTAGTTCTTGTTTGAACGCAAAGTGTACCCGCGCTTGCACCGCCGACATAATCTTAAGGGTGCGTTCAAGGATAGCCAGCGTTGTCCCAACGGGGGCTTGCGCCGACATATCGGAAACCTTCATATCCGCAGTCGCGCCAAACCTACGTCCATCTTCCACAATCTTATCCAGCAGCCCCGCCAATACTTGACTCGGTTCCTTATAGGGGAGCACCAAGATGTTATCCCGTATGGCACCCGAGCCAATATCTACGTCTCTAAATTCCCCCGGAGAAATCGGCGTGTCATCCCCTTTTATGCGCATCCCACGGCTTTTTAACCCGCCCGGAAGGTTAGAGAGCGTCCCGGCGTCTACAAGCTGGCGAATGATGCTGGTGGCACTTTTAGCAAAACCACCAATCAGGTGGAACAACCCAAACCCATACGCACCAAAGCCGGGAACATATTGGTAGTGAACATAGTGCAGACGCTTCTGTTTTACCTTGTCGCTCTCTTTCCAGTTACGGCGAATAGCTAAAATCTGATTGCTACCCTCTACAAAAGTAACGATGTAGGGACGCGCTATCCCCGTTGCTTCGCCTTCTTTGTCGGTGTCTTCAAACCCCGGCAAGTCCAAGTCCGCGCAACATTCATTGATGACGTAGCGGTCATCATTTATCGCAGACAACCCCGTCTCTATGTCTATCCGTTTCTGGATATCGCTGGTTGTCTTGGGCGGGTCACCCAGTTCTACGTCAAGCCAGAACCCATCGTATTGCAACATCCGCACTTCGTTCTTGTTCTTGCGCATACGGTGAGTGATGCGAGGGCATGTCAGAAGCTCAGATGCCCCGTACGGGAGGATGATGTCTTCTGCCGACACAAACACCGAAGTCTGTCTGCCAAGCGCTGGGTCTTTATAAACTTTCTTAAAGGCAGACCCCGCAGCGGGGAGGCTCCACAACATCCGTTCATGTTCAGGACGAAACTCCGTCATATTCTCCGTCAACTGCCAATTTAAATCTTCTGCTACACGCTTCGCTGACGCATCCTTCTCAATAGTCTGCTTGCCAACAATTTTTGTTTTAGCTGGCCCCGCCGCAGGAAATGTCTCCATGATTGTCTCGGACTGAAACCTGACAACCGCTTCCGTTATCATCGGGTGGAACACCCCACACGCCCCTGACCACGGCTCCGTGCGTTCCTCGTATTTGAGGCCCAGCAACTTAATGCCGTCCTTCATCATGCTCTCCCAGTCCTTGCGGGAGTTGAGGTCGTTCTTTACATCTGCCGCCAATTCAGACATCAGCGTTGCTAAATCCCGTTCGTCCATATACTCCGCGAGGTTAGCGTTGAAGTCGTCAGAGCTTTCTTTACCGGGGGTTATCTCAATCTCTACCCCGTCCGCAGTAATATTCACGGCTTCCGGGTCAACAATCTCTATCTCCATATCCGGCTGATCCGGCTCGTTGTCCATCCCTTGCGGGGGCTGGTAGATACTTTTTTCCATAGCCATGTTATTTCCTTAAAGCAGCGTTTGTTTTGGGGTTGTAAATAAAGGCTGTTGCAGGTTTCCCGGTTCTTTTAGCAGCCCTGTCTTTCGCACGTTCTTCAGCGGTCATCGCATCCCTAGCGGCACCGCTTTTAGTGAATGTCTTGCCATCATCCTTCATCTGCCCCCGCGCTTGCAGCACCGCTATCGCCGCCGCCTGTGGGTCGGCAGGGGGATTCTTCTGGGTGCGCATCTGCTCCGTCAGCCTATCCAGCATCTGATTTTTACCCATGAATTTCTGCGTTGACATCAAAGCCCCTAGTAGTAAGCCATGCTGCGGCGTGACCGAAACTCTTTTACCGGTGGCGCTTCATCCAGCGCGGTGCCAATGAACCCGCCCTGCCTGAACCGTAGCAGAGCTTGTGTAGTTGTATCCACAAAGTCGTCATGCTCCCCCACCGGGAACGCTGCCATCTCTTCAATCACATCGTGCGCCCAGCGCTCGTCGGGTGCCCACACCCGCCCACTGGCAAACAAGTCAGCCACCGCGTTGACCCGGACTGTCTTGTCGTTACCTCTGCTCGGCGTAAACTCCTGCACCGGAATCCCAGCAAAACGCAATTCTTGAATCAACGGCGCACCCGCAGCTTTCTTCTCAACAATGAACGCGTCGGGTTTCCAATCCTTGTAGTGGTCGAGCGCCACCTGCTTTAACTCAGGAAACTCCATCCGGTCTTTGAATGCGTCCAGCAGTATGACGTGCGCTACGTTCTTCTCTTCTTCGTTGAACCACACCCCCCACGTTGTGCAAGCGCTATAGTCAGCGGATGTTTTAGCTTCAAACGCGGTGTCCCATGACTGAATCACGAACTGGCACTGGGGCGGTGTGTCATGAGGCCACACCCGCCACATCTCCCGTTTAATTATGGCGATGTTATCAGAGGTCGGTTCCTGCTGGTATTGAGCGTTCCAGAAGCGGGGCTGTAGCGTCGCCTTTGTTTTCAGCAATTCTTCAATGGGCCACTTCTCAGGCCACAGCGCTTTGCCTGACGGCAAGATAGCGGGGAGTTCAACAACCTCCCACTGATCAGCGTCGGGGTTCTTGGCTTGGTAGTCTATCAGCTTGGCGGTTAAGTCCAACTGCCCCCACCGCGTCATCACCACAATAATTGAGCCGCCCCACATCAACCGCTGGCGAGGGCCGGTCTGATACCAACTCCAACCCTGCTCAAACGGGAGCTTAGACCCACTCTTTAAGTCCTGCTCCGAGTGCGGGTCGTCAATGACCAGCAAGTTAGCGCCGCGTCCTGCCAGCGCACCCCCCGTGCCAACTGCGTAGTATTTCCCGCCTAGAGCCGTACTCCACGACCCCGCACTCTTAGAGTCAGCGCTGAGTTCTGTGCCGGGAAACACCTCTTTATATTCGGCGGTGGCAATCAAGTTTCGCACCCGCCGTCCAAAATCTTCGGACAAAGACGCGGTGTGCGTAGCCATAATGACCTGATCGGTGGGCTTATGCCCCAGCCACCACGCTGGCAAGAGGTAGGATGTCAACTCTGATTTGCCGTGGCGCGGGGCGATGTTGATAATGATGCGTTTCTTTTTGCCGTCCAGAACGTCTTTGAACAGCTTTGCCATTATCTTGTGGTGCCCTCCAACGGAGTAGTTGGGATACACCCTTCGGGCAAATTCAATGAGCGATGCTTGTGACGCTGCCACTTCCAGACGTTTGATCTTTTCGTCAAGGAGCGTCAGCAGTTCTTCTTTCTGTTCACGTTGTGCTGACATCAGCCTCTTCCGGTGCAAGTTCAATTAGCTCCGGAGGGATATCGTTCGCCTTGCCTTCCACAACTTTCATCAAATCCATATACTTGTCCATCCGGGCTTGGATTTCCTTTTCCAAGTCGCCGTCAGACAGCGCGGTTTTTTTGATTTCAATGCGTTCCGTAAACAGCGCCACTTCCGTGACCTTGCCCAAAACCTCAATGGAGCGGAGCCGTATCTTGGCGTCGGGGTGTTTGGATTCTTCAAGCAGTTGGGCGATACAGTAACCACGTATCTCCTTAGCTTGTTCTACAAAAGCCCAATCATATGCAGTGAGCATCCCGACAAGATGCTGGACAGCTTTTGGAACCGTGACCTTGGTGAGCGCTTGCTTTTGGGTTTCCGCGTCAAGCGGGATGGTCATTGCGGCGAAGGCGTCTTGCGCTGATTTTTGTTGCGCGTTGGTGATCGTGGCGTCGTCGTCAAAGCCGAGGTCTTTTAGCCACGCCTCAGTGGTCGTCTTTCCATCAACGATATCGGCTGGCGCGGCTTTGGAGTCCGGAGTGAACTGCGCGTCATTCGGCATCACGCTGGGCGCGTAGTCCGCATCTTGAATGCTGATCAGGTGTTCAAACATTTAACTCCGCGCTTAATAAGCGAAAAACGTATTTACTCTTTGTTCAATATAGAATACACTACAAGCTCCTCCGTTGTGAAGCGCTTTTTTAGCGCCCTCCAAGTGGCCCCACCTCCTCCGGGGCCACTTTTTTACCTACATATGTATAAGATTAGACAAGTTAATTGAAATCCGCATTTAAATTCTAAATGTAAAATATTAGACATTAGACCCTTATTTTCGTCGTTATATTTCAAAAACAGTGTTCCCGCCAAGCTGCCACGCCGCCCCGCCAAAAGGGTTGCCCCGCCCCCAGTGGGGTTCCGATACCTCGTTGCGGGGCTGATGGGGAGCTTTCAGAACGTGTTATGGTAGAATGTAGTTGTCGAATTGCTTCACGCCGTGGGGCAGCGACGCCGCTTGCTGACAAGCTGTCAGCAAGTTACACAAAGGAGATACGAATGTTTACTATTGAAACTCGCAATCAAGCCTACTTGATTTTTAACCGCGTCGATGCGGTGTCCGTGGACTTTGCGGAGCAGCTGCTCGTGCTCGGAGTTGACCGCGTAGTTGGGCGAGCATTGTGCATGGAATGGTCTGCGGAGAAATATAAGGTGCGCCTCGTTATGGGGCAACGCGGCTTGATGCTGCCGCGCAACAGCGCGGCGGAGCAAGCTTTCCATCGGGTAGTTGCGTTCGTGTGGCCAGCGGTATCGGCCACGGCGAAGAAGGTGAAGCGGGGGCAGACTGACCCCGTTGCCGCGCTGCTTGCCCGATACGCCAAACTCACGGCGGGGCAGAAGCGCAGCTTCAAAGCGGGGCTGTAGGAAAACTTGCTGACAATTTGTCAGCGAGATTTGACGGATTCCACGGACGGTGTTTCGTGGGCGCGATGGGGGCGGCGCTATTCTGCCCCCGTTTGTTTGG